ATGGCAGTTAAAGTAATCAACAAGGTTTGTCACCCGAATGGCAGTAATGACTTGGGTTCACAAAACCACAAGCCCGCTGATATTCGTTCAATAAAAGTTAATTTGGACGATGATAGTACTTACAGAGCCTCTGTGGTTTTTGATTGTTTTCATCAGGCTGTAGAAATAACCGGAACAAGTTTCCATGCGATTATTAAACAGAGTGTTGAAGATTATCCGAGATTTAGAAAGACCTTAAAAAAGTACATAGAACAGCTAGATAATCCCAAAGATACACATTACAGAAGATAA